TTAGTTGCCGCTGGTACAACTTACGGCATGATGTCCCAACGATTAGAAGCAGTTGAATCAAAGCAACAACAGTTAGAAAAAATAATACTCCAAGACATACCAGACATAAGAGAAAGAGTGATACGCCTCGAAGTATTATTGGAGAAAGCATTAGATAGCTAATTTTTCAAACTTTACAGAGTTTGATCCCCATTTTTTTAAATAGTCTTCATCAATACTAGCAATAAAGTTATTTGTATCTTTTAATTTTTCTTCAAGAAAATCTGCTTGTTCTCTAAACTTTATTATATTTTCTTGTGATCTTTCTATTTTAAATAACTTAGCCATGATCAAAGCATCTGGAATAGTATTAGCTAACTGATCCATTGTGTAACTAAAATCAAAGGATCTAGTTCCTCTATTATATTTTGATTGGAACCAAACTTTGTTTTGAGTTTTTCTTCGCCACACCGCATACGTTTCTTTAATCGTGATACGTGGGGCGCTGGCATTAGCTCGCACTACATAAAATCTTTGTGGCTTATCGTAATACTTAGCCTCACCTTTTTTTAAATCAAATAAATCAATCATAATACCCTCCAGTATTTACCTTTGATAACAACAGGTTTAGTTTTATATTTAGTATCAATTGCAATTACTTTTAATTTCAACTGATTATTCACAAATCGACAAATCTGAGAAGAACTAAGCTTAGGAAACTTTTCTCTCATCTTAGCAATAAGTGGTTTTTTCTTTAATCCAGTATCAACTAGACTAGCAAGAAAAGACATCAACTCTTGCTGGCGCTTTTTCTTTTCTTGTCGAGGTGACATTGGTAGTGAAGGCACCACAATCTTGGGTGCCTCAGAAATAGAATTTAAACCTTTACCTTGCCTGCCTTCTTTTTTATCCCTCTCAGCAAGGTCACGTAAAAATTTTGGTATTTCCAAAATCTCGTCATCAGGATTAGGAATGACTTTAATAGTTTTAATGCTCATTGATACCAACTTTCTAGTTTTGTTAACTGTTCTTTTTTAACTTTGATAATTCTTCTAGCTCTTGTGTGACTATCTTCATCATCAAATATATAATTCCAAACAGGTTTCTTTAGCTCACTTTCATAGTGAGCTATAGATTCTTTTAAAGATTTTATTTCTTCTTTTATTTCTGGATGCATTTAAATATCCTCCTGTTCTTCTTGTTCTTTTTCTTGAGCATCTAATACCCAATCACCAAAGAAAACTTTTTTGTTTTGACAAACATCGCCTAATAGACTTTGTAAAACAGATCCTCTCATTGGATTTTTTCTAGATATTTTAGCGATGCTATCTTTGAAAGTAAACGGAACTTTAAAATCAAATTCCATTTGTACTGGTTCAATAACTTTAAGCGGCTTGTGCATGCTTTTCTCCTTTCTTAACATATTCAACACCTTTTATTTTAAGGCTAATAAGATCGTTTAACTGAATTGATCTCCAAGCTTTTTTTGGATCATCAACTTTTTTAAGAACGTTAACATCAATACATTCTAACAAATGATTTCTGTCACCGAGTAATTCACCACCTGCAAAAAACTTTTCATCTTTTACATGTAGTTTAGCAAGTATCTTTCTCTCTTCGCCATTTTTCTTAGTAAAAATTGCAGAGAAAAATTCTGTGCCAATTATTTTAAGTAAGTCTTGTTTAGTATAAATCATAATTCCTTCTTTCTAAAAATTATAAAACTATACTATATAATATAATATTATATGCAAGACATATCTATTTTACCGCAGAAAACAGCCAAAAATCTTAGGTCGCGTCTCCCCATGATTTTCCTAAATCACAATCAACTTTACTTGGAACAGAAAATTTTTCAGGAAATGGAATTGCATTTGTCATTGTAGAAATTATTTTATTTTTTGTTTCTTCCGTTCCATCAAAACTTAAAGTTAACTCATCATGAATTTGTATTAAAGGAACTAAACCTTCTTCAAATAAAGTTACCATCGCTTGTTTAGTTTGATCCGCGGCTGATCCTTGTATTAATCTGTTTAATGCTTTGTAAGTACCTGCTCTTTGTAAAACATGATGCTTACCATATTTTATTTCTGCTTGATCTTTAGGTAGCGCTTTAAACACGCCAAACGTGGTTGGTTCCCACAGTTCAAATCTACATTTTCTACCTTTGATTGTTGAGACGTAACCCTCACGATTGGCGAAGTTTTGTACCCTTTGAGTTAATTCCTTAACAAAAGGCACCTTCAAATTGTACTCCTTTAAAATTTCTTTTGCAACATCAACGTTTACTTGCAATTCATTGGAAAGTTTGTTAACGCCCATCCCGTAAAACAATCCTAAATTTATTGTTTTTGCCTGATCTCTTTCAATATTTGCTATGTTTGCAACAATACTATGGAAATCTGCATCAGGATTTTTTTGATATTCTTCCACAACATCTTTAGATCCTTCACAACCAAGACTAAAAGCAAAGTGTGACGCGATCCGTGGCTCTTGCTGACTATAATCGAAAGAGCCCCAAATCTCTCCCTCTTCAGGTAAAAACAGTCCACGAATTTGTTTTTTAATTTCTTTATTACGGGAAGGCAATTGTTGTAAGTTTGGATTAGAATAACTAAATCTTCCTGAAACCGTTCCTGAATTACCATCACGCATTTGATGAATGCTTGCATGAATGCGTCCTGTTTCACCATGCTTTAAAATAGTATCAATAAAAGTTGATTGTACTTTATTAAATTCTCTAGCGCTCTGTATTTTTTTAGCAATTGGATGTGTATGATGTAATAAAAAATCTTTCGTAAAACTAGGTGATTGTGTTTTTTCTGTTCGCGGATAATCTATTTTAAGTTTATCAAAAACTTTTGCAACACTAGCCGCAGCCCAAACATCAACTGCAATACCCGTATCTGAACGTATCTCATCCAGTATCTTCTTTTCTGTATTCTTAAAACTTTTTTTATAACGTCTTGCTTTTTCAACATCTACTCTTACTCCTCTTTTAGTCATTTCAAATATTATTGGAATCAATGCCATCTCTAATTTGTACACTGACTTTAAACTCTCTTTTTCGATGATAGGTCGCATATGGTGATATAGTCGTAAAGTTAAGTCTGCATCCTGCTCTGCATAATCACCAACAAAGATAGCAGGTAGTTTGTACATTTCATTTTTAGGATCAATCCCAAACTCTGTTGCGGCTTGTTTTAAAAGAGTTTCATCTTTTATTTCACCCAACATATCTTTACCAACCGCACTTAATGCATAAGAAAATTTATTTTCATTAATAATAGGTGCCATAATCATAGTATCAACAATAGGTCCTTTAACCTCTATTCCTTCTGCATAAAGCCAACCTAAATCATAGTTAGCGTTGTGAGCTACTTTGATAGCATCTGTTTGCATTAACTTTTTCATCCATGTTAAAACACGCCTAGCATCCCAGTTAAAACCATTTTCATGACGAATAGGGTAATAACCCTTCCACCCATCAACTGCTACTGCCACACCAATTATATGCCCATTTTTAGTAGGCCAACCTGGTCCTCTAGTTTTTAATTGTGGATCATATGTTTCTAAATCAAAAGCAATAACCTTTGCATCAAAAATATCAGGGAGTTCATGAGGAGGTATCCATTCTGACTTTGTGAATCCAAAATTAGTTTGCATCTTTGTCCTCCGTTCGTTTAGATATCTCTCCTGCTATGGCACTATACGCCGCTAAATCAACATAGTTATCTGATTTATGACTATGAATTAATCTTGCTACTTTTACTAGAGCCATACAAATTGCTACATCATGAGCTGTTATTTTTTTCTGTAAAAAAACTGACCATAAATCTGCAATGTTTTGATGATTAGTGAGGCGATCCCCATAATCCGTGTTACGTGCTCCGCCGATCAGTTTCTTTGCCTGATCTAAAATTTTTTCAAAAATCATTCCTCTATCCTTTCGTCACCAAACATACGGTAACCTTGTTGTTTTTGAGCCTCAACAATATACAAATTTTCTTTAGCTCTTGTGACAGCAACATAAAAAACGCGATGTTCATCATCAGGATTTTTAAGATATGATTTGTAAACAATCTTACCTAAATCTAATAATACAATAACGTTTTCACACTCTCCGCCTTTTGCTTGATGAATTGTAGAAACACGTATACGCGGTTCTGCAGATATGTCTTCACCTATTTTTTCAAGCCGCCGTAAATAAGTTATTTCAAATGGTGTTAATGAACTAAGTACCTCCCACCATTCTCCATCGACAAGTAAACCATGATTATCTTTTAAGTTTTGTAATGTAAACATTTGACTGTCGTCTTCTACTTTCATTTTTTTATGTCCGTGCGCAACACCAACTTTAGTTTTAATTTTGTTATATAAAGTTTTAACCTCAGTAAGATTGACCGCATGCCCTAGCTTCAATTTTTTCCATACATCTATAGCCCCCAAAACAGTCGTAGACACTGGTCTATGTTCGCCTCTTCCATACCAATACCCTTGCTCTAAAAGTATCTCTTCAATCATTTCATTTCTTATTTTTTTAGTTCTTCCTAAAATTAACCAATTGCCTTTACTTAAATCTATGTGACGTAAATGTGCTACTCGCCTTACTGTTCCTGCATCTTCTTTTGGTTCCCATGTTTTTGGACGCCTATTTCTAATTTTTGTAATGATATTATTTGCTAATCTAAAAACACGTTGAGGACAACGATAAGATCTATCTAATACTTTTACATTACCTGTTAGAGAAATAAATTTATCAACATCTGCTCCCGACCAACGAAAGATAGCTTGATCATCATCACCTGCAATATAAACCTCTTTACTATTAGCAATAAGTTTATCTACCATATTATATTGAACGCGAGGCATGTCCTGAGCTTCGTCAATAAAGAGCACATCAAACTGTGTCGAAACTGTGTCATTTGTGTAATCAACAATCATATCCGTATAATCATAAAGCTCATTAACTTTTTTATATTCATTAATAACTTTGTTTAAATAATCTAGCTTAACCATGTTAATGGGATCAGGATGAAGCCTAACCTCTTCTTCTAAACTAACGTCTTTTAAACGTGCTTTATTAATCAAATTTATAAACTGATGATTAGAATTCGTGTACACCGAATCATCATTATCATTAAAAACTAAATTAAAACCTATTTTTGATGATAATTCTTTCCAGTGTTTTTGTTTCATTAGATTATCTTCATTGACATCTAAATGTCTAAAAGCAAAACTATGTAATGTTCTAAAATGAATTAACTGATCTCTACTTGCTTGAAATTTAAAACGAGCTCTATCTTTTGCTTCATAAGCTGCTTTCTTTGAAAAAGAAAAGAAACCAATTCGTTCCCAAGGAATTCCTTTTTCTTTTTTCTGCTGACAAATATTTAACAACTCTGTTGTCTTACCTGT